CCATACTTAGACAACTTATAGACGCAGGAACTTTATCAAACTTACCAGCAGGTTTTAAATCAAGAGGATTAAGTATACAAAAAACTGATGATCCGATACAGCCTGGAGAGTGGCGTGATGTAGATGCACCAGGAGGTAGACTTATGGACGCCTTTATGCCATTATCGTATAAAGAACCAAGTGCTACATTAACAGCGTTATTAGGAACTTTAGTTGATTCGGGTAGAAGATTTGCGGCTACTATCGAACAAGCTACAGGAGACGGTAACACTGAAGCACCTGTAGGTACAACCGTTGCTTTATTAGAAAAAGGGCAACGAGTTATGTCGGCGATACATAAAAGATTACACTACGCTCAAAAAACAGAGTTTAAAATTTTAAAAAGAGTATTCGGAGAGTTTTTACCTGACGAGTACCCGTACCAAGTACAAGGAGCTGCTTCAAGTGTATTTAAACAAGATTTCGATAATTCTATAGACGTTATACCTGTTAGCGACCCTAATATATTTAGTATGACGCAAAGGATAGTTTTAGCACAAACACAATTACAATTAGCACAAGCTAATCCTAAAATACACGACGTTAGAGAAGCACACCGAAAAATGTACCAAGCGTTAAACGTAAAAGACATAGATTCGATATTATTACCTGAAGAAGAAATACCACCACGTGATCCAATAACAGAACATCAAGCGGCTTTAGTAGGTAACGCTATAAAAGCTTACGAGTATCAAAACCACGAAGCATATATTCAAGCCCATACTGCTTTTTTACAAAACCCGATGGTACAACAAAACCCTACAGCAGTACAGTTAATAACAGCTAATATACAAGAACACCAAGCTATGCTTTATAAGATACAAGTAGAGCAAACATTAGGACAACCTTTACCAGAGGTCGGCGAAGAAATGCCACCAGAGCTTATGAATCAAATAGCGTTAGCGGCTACCCAAGCTACGCAACAAGTTACAGGTCAAGCACAAGCCATGGCTAATGCTATGAAAACTCCTGACCCACAAAGAGATATGTTTGAAAAACAATTACAGTTTGAAAGAGAACAGTTGATGCAAAAAGAGCAAGAAGACTTGCGAGATAAACAAATAGAAATGATGAAACTTGACGCACAACGAGACGCACAGAACACTAGAGCAGCAATAGACTTACAGGAGCTTGAGGCACGTACTCAAACTGATGCTGAAAAGAATTTTGTTGATTTAGTGAAAACTGTACAGGAAACAACAACAAAGGAGTAAATTATGCCTGGAATGAAAAACACAAAATATCGTAAAAACGGTGGAGCGATAAAAAAGAAAAGAAAATCCACTAAAATGAGAAAGTCTGGCGGGAGAATGAAAAGAAGATAGTGTCCTATCTTATTAGTAATATCCCGCATTTTAAATGCTGGGTAAGGAAAGAGTTTACTGCTAATCATCAAGACTATCGTGGAGAGTTTATTCACGCTCTTGCGATAGCAGTAAACACTATCCCAGATAGGTCATTAAGTTTTCAAGTAGTATTTACGGGCTGTGAAGAAGACGATCCAGATAAAAACGTACACGGAGGAGCTATGTGGGCACGTATGCCTATACAAGCTTTAGTCGCCGATATACCTGTTGAAGAATGGGCAGAACCTATGGAAGACCACATATGTCAACCATGGGACTGTGAATCGAGACACCACTCTGTAGTTGTTATGGATAGAGTTAGTTCTAGCCCTTGGCTTTGTAAAATAGATGGCGATTTTTACACAGGTAAATACTTATTCACCGTTGATTATACCGAATCAGATATAGCGGATGATCCTGCACAACATAAACAATCTCATGTATTATATATTACAGAAGATTGTAAATGGAAAGGGAACATTGTAGCATTACCTAATAACAGGGTAAGAGCAACAAGTCCAGCGTTATGGGTTACAGGTAAAGGTGCACCTGATTTTGTACCTTCACAGTATAAACATTCCGCTGAAGAACACGACAGCTATCTTGATCCGTTAATAACTTTTAACAATTTATACGAGGAGTAAAAATGCATAGAAATAAAGAATATCCTGCACCTTCTACACAAGCTAAAAAATCTACGTTCAGTGAGCCTTCAGTAGAAGACACTACTAGAACACAAGAAGTAAAAGCTGGTGAAGTAAATAGAGATGCACAAGGAAACGTAGTTGGTAAGCCTTCTAAACAAAAAGCAGCTTACGGACAAACAAAAGGACTTCTTTGGTATAACTACATTAAATAGTGGATTATATCAAAATAGTGGAGCATTTGCTCCGCAAGTATCGAGATAGAAAAGAAGCTCTCTCGCAAACACTTGCTTCTGGAAGTATTGAGAACATTGAACAATACCACAGAATAGTAGGTGAAATAGCAGGTTTGAGTCTAGCAGAACAGGAGATTCAAAACCTACAATCCAATATGGAGGATGATTGATGACAAAAACTGTTCCAAACCGAGTAGATAATTTTGGTAGCACAGAAGCCCCTGAAGTTGTAAAAGATGAAAAGGGCATCACCCCAGAAAATTTAGACTCGCACAAAGAACGATTACCTAAACCAACAGGTTATCGTGTTTTGATTTTACCTTTTTCACTACCGAGTGTAACCAAAGGTGGTATACAATTAGCGAAAGCTACTGTAGATAAAGAAAGATTAGCTACCGTAGTCGGCTTAGTTGTCGCTCTTGGACCTGATGCCTATAAGGATTTTAATAAATTTCCTGAAGGTGCTTGGTGTAAAGAAGGTGATTGGGTAATATTCGGCAGGTATGCTGGAGCTCGTTTTCAGATAGAAGGTGGCGACATGAGACTTCTAAACGATGATGAGATTTTAGCTGTAATAGATAATCCTGAAGATATTATATCGTAACAATAAACTATCATGGAGAGGTAAAAGACCATGCAAGAAGAAGCAATGCAAGAAATAGAACTAGAACTTCCTGAGGAAGAAAAAGAGGAAGAGGTTGTAGAAGAAGTAGTAGAGGAACAAGAAGCTGCCCCTGAACAACCGAAAGATGAGTTAGACACTATAAGTGAATCTGTACAAAAACGTATAGATAAACTAACTTACAAAATGAGAGAGGCAGAAAGGCAAAGAGACGAAGCAGTAAATTATGCAAAAACTTTATCGCAAGATAAAGATTCTTTAAAAGAAAAATTAAAAACTTCCGACACAACCCTTTTCAAAGAATACGATAATCGTATACAATCTGACTTACAAAGGGCGAAAGATTCTTTAAAGATTGCACAAGAATCTGGAGACGTAGAAGCTATAACAGCAGCAACTGAAAATTTATCTAGGGCTGCCGCAGAATCCGAAAATTTAAAAAGGATATCGGCACAGCAAGAGCTAAAACAGGAAGCTGAAGCAAAAGTTGTAGAACAACCTGTTGAACAACAGATTATGCAACAACCTACTGCGGCACCAGACCCTAAAGCAGAAGCATGGGCTGATAAAAACGAATGGTTCGGCAAAGATCAAACAATGACTTTTGCAGCTTTTGGAGTGCATAAAGATTTAGTAGAATCTGGAGTAGACCCAAGTTCTGATAGATATTATGAAGAATTGGACAAGAACATGAGGGAATATTTTCCCCACAAGTTTTCTAACGAGCAATCTAAACCCGTGTCAATGGTTGCCGCCTCTAGCCGTGGTGCTACAGGTAAAAAATCCACACGCAAAATAAAGTTGACACCTAGTCAAGTAGCAATAGCTAAAAGACTAAATGTTCCACTAGAAGAATATGCTAAGCATATCGAAGAAGGAGTATAAAATGACAGATGATATAAAAACTGAAGTCACAACAGAACGTAACTCTCGTTCTGCAGAGACACGAGACTCTCAAACTCGCAGAAAGCCTTGGCAACCCCCGTCTATGTTAGACGCACCCAAAGCACCTCCTGGATATAAATTCAGGTGGATTCGTGAAGCAACAAGAGGTCAAGATGACAAATCTAATATGTCTAAACGTATTAGAGAAGGATATGAACCTGTGAGAGCAGAAGATTATCCTGAGTTTCAAGCACCTACTATTGAAAACGGAGAAAACAAAGGAGTCATAGGGGTAGGAGGTTTAATCCTCGCTAAAGTTCCAGAAGAAACCGCAACCGAGAGAACTAAGTATTTTGAAAATCAAGCTAACTCTCAGTTAAACGGTGTCGATCAGAACTATATGCGAGAAAGTGACCCTAGAATGCCTATTAAAGATGGAGACATCCAAAGGAGTTCTAAGGTTCAATTTGGCAGTAGGAATAATTCCGAAGAAGGTTAATAATATATTAGACAGTAAGAGGTAAAACATGGCTAATACAGATAAACCAAATGGTTTTACACCTGCGTACCACCTATACGGTGGTGTCATTCGTCCTGCAAGAATGAGAATCGCTAGTGGCTACGGCACTTCTATTTTTAGTGGTGATGTAGTTACTCTTTCAAGTGGTTACGTTCAACAAGCGGGTGCGACTGATACTCCTGTAGGGGTATTTTACGGTGTATTTTTTACAGCAACAGATGGGACGCCTACTTTTTCTAAAGTATGGACAGGCTCAACAGCAACTTTAGGTAGTGCTGATGCTGAAGCTTTAGTATATAACGATCCTGGAATCGTATACGAAGCTCAATTTACAGCAGGAACTCCTGCGGTAAGTTTTATCGGCAGCAAGTACACTCTTTCCACAACTGCAGGTAGTACAACTACAGGTAGATCAAAAGAAGGAGTTACAGCTACTACAAGTTCTGGAGTAGCTTTATGTGTAGGATTTAGTTTAGAACCAAGCAATGAGATTGGTGCTAATGCTAGAGCTTTCTTCACATTCCCAACTAACACGTTCGCAGTCTAAGGAGGTAACTTAAATGGCTATAAATAGAGCACAATTAGTAAAAGAACTAACTCCTGGATTACATGCTCTCTTCGGTTTAGAGTATGACAGATATGAAAACGAACATGCAGAAATCTTCGACACAGAAAACTCTGAAAGAGCTTTTGAAGAAGAAGTAATGCTAAGTGGCTTCGGTGAAGCTCCTGTTAAAGGAGAAGGTGCCGCAGTTGTTTACGACACTGCACAAGAGTCTTTCACATCTCGTTACACTCATGAAACCGTAGCGATGGCTTTTGCATTAACAGAAGAAGCGATAGAGGATAATCTTTACGATACTCTTTCTTCTAGATACACAAGAGCTTTAGCGAGATCAATGTCAACTACTAAACAGGTAAAAGCAGCAAACGTTCTAAATAACGCTTTCAATTCCAGCTTTGTTGGAGGAGACGGTAAAGAACTGTGTGCTACTGACCACCCTACAGTAGAAAATATTGAACTAAGAAATGAGTTAGCAACAGCTGCAGACTTGAATGAAACTTCACTAGAACAAGCATTAATTGATATTGCTGATTTCAAAGACGAAAGAGGTATTAAAGTAAATGCTCAAGCTAGAAAGCTAATCATTCCGCCTGCATTACAGTTTGTTGCAGACAGACTTATGGGCAGTCCAGGAAGAGTCGGCACATCTGATAATGATATTAACGCTATCCGTAACATGGGTATGGTATCTGAAGGATACACAGTTAATCATTACTTAACAGATACTGACGCATTCTTCATCAAAACTGATGTTCCTAACGGATTAAAACATTTCGTTAGAACTCCTGTACAAACTAGCATGGAAGGTGACTTCGAAACAGGAAATGTTAGATATAAAGCAAGAGAGAGATACAGTTTTGGGTTCAGCGACTGGAGAGGAATCTTCGGTTCACCTGGAGCTTAGTTTTTTAAGACTTTTTTCATAAAAAGCCTCATGAAAGGGAAGTTTCGGCTTCCCTTTCTTTTTTGAAGCACATAATATAGAATGAACTTCAATCTAGGAACAAACAATCTATCGACTGACCTAGCAGACAAGCCAAGACGATAGAATT